GGTTTCAAATCGCAGGGCGAAAAAAAACCCTAGCCTTTCGGCTAGGGTTGTGAGGTATTACTTAGTTACTTCAAGTTTCACTTTAAACGCTATGATTGCGGCGTCTAGTGCTTTACTGTTAGCAGTTGGGTCATTACCTCTTGCTTCTGCAGACTTGCATCGCGTTTTAAGTGTATCAAGTGTCTTTTCAATGAATTCACCGAAAGACAATGTAGCTGCTCTGGTCTGAGAATCAGGGTCGCGTTCTTTTAATACTTTCTTAGCTGCAGACTTCAAATCAGCTAATCGATTAGAACAATATTTATTCACGCGATCACGTAGATCATAAATCACGCGATACTTAGCAGGGTCTTCGCTCTTCATTGCGCCGATTTGTTGCTGACTGTAGGAAAATGCTACTGCGACGTTGACCTTAAATTGCTCTTTCGGTGCATCGCCCGTCAATTGCGACAGTGGAATAACATTACCATCTACGACGCCGTAAATAACCTCTTCGTACTTAGGCAACTCACTTGCACGCATACGAAAACCTTCATACAACTCGATACGCGATTCAGAGGATATATCCTCTGGAAAGCCTGCGATATTATCTAATGCCCATGCACCGTCAGCACGAATAGCATCAGCACGTTTAGCGACGTTATAACCAAAATCCGACAATGATTTGTAGGATTGCACTTCTACTGCAGATTTTGCTTTTGACATGATAGTCATCCTTAAATGAAATTAATGAAGTGATCGGTGTCTATCCGATAGAATAGTTATAGCCGATTATCCGCTAATAAATCAAGTTTTCAGGCTTAGGTGAATTGTTATTTAATCCGCTTGCCAACCATGCGCGCCCATGCACGCGCGACGACATAACTGGTTTCAAAACAGTGGGCGCAAAAAAAGGGGGCCGAAGCCCCCGAGGATTAGTTGTACGTTGTTCTTTCAGTAATATCTTCTATTGCTGCTATGACGCATGTAATCACTGCAACTATACCGTTTAAGCCCATCAAAAAGGGTTGACCTAAGTAGTGAGCAAGTAGCATTTCAGCCATAAAAATTATGGTCAACAGCATGTATAGTCTTGACGCTTTCATATCATTACCTTTCTAAAGATGGGGGCTGAACGGCAGCCCCCTTACCGTCTTACTTATAGCGTGCGGCTAACATCCTGCCGCGCTTACCTATTACAACCACTGCATCTACTGGATAACCAGTAGACCATTCCAACGCCTCGTCATACGTCTTGAAGAACTTGGTTTGTTTCACAGTACGCCACTGAATGCAGATCATGTATCTAGTAAAAAAGAACCATGTGGTTTCAATACGCTGCAAGAACTTGATTAGGTATTTCATATCATCCTCTCTGTTATAGCGATGCACATCGCCTCGCATAATTATGTTATAGCTGATAATCCATAGAAAAATCAAGTTTTGGGTAGCACCCCCCGACCCCCCGACCCCCCCTTCTGGCATTAGGTACCATCGCCCGCCCCCTACCCCAAGAGATGCACAAATAACCCCACCATTTTCCAAAATCCAGACTACATTTATTTTTACTTGACCCCACCCCCCTATCAACTTTGTACGTACAACGTATACACATTTCGGACAAAACACCCCCCGGGTAGGAGTCCCAACCTCCCCCTATTGCAAAAACAATATTTCATGTTATAGTTGGCAAATTCCATAGGCCACAGAACGCTTATATGAATGTGATTGTCCCAAACATCGATGAAGATATTCCCCTACCAGCTTCAGCTTTTGAAGCGATGCCCCACCTGTCGCCGCACGAAGAACTAGAAATGCGAGCGCGCACTATTAAGTTAGTGGCTGACCTAAACGACACCCCAATAGAACCTACTCCAGAACACATGGAGACTGCCCGAGAAGTGGCAAAACAGATGATGACAAACCCAGCGCACCGCCCTGAGTTTGCGAAATACCCTAATGAAGTAATGGCTTATCTAGCGGGTATGGTTGCGCAATCAAACTGCATGATCGTAGAAGAGTTATCTGATTTAAAACTGTACGTAGTTAATAAATTGGTATCCGAGATAGAGAATGCCAAAGACGCCAAGGCAAGGATTGCCGCTATATCTAAATTAGGTGAGGTAGATGGCGTAGATGCATTTAAGAAACGTACAGAAATGACTGTAAAAGTGCAGCCTATTGAGGAAGTTGAGAAAGAATTGCTCCAAACCCTAGAAGTTTTACAAGAACAAGTGCTAGAAGTTGAGTTTAGAGAGACAAATAGTGAGTAATTTAACCTCGGAAGACATTTTTAAGCTAAAAGAAGCGCTTCCCAACATGCCTGAGAAGCAAAAACGGCGCGTTGCAGAGCTTTTAAAGCGGTATCAGTCCGAAGTAGCACAGAAAATGGGGCGGGAATCGTTCCTAGACTTTGTAAAACACGTATATCCGGGGTATAAAGTAGGGCCACATCACTATAAACTAGCAAGAATCTTTGAAGAAATAGCTGCTGGCAAGAAAAAACGGGTGATTGTTAACATCGCCCCCCGTCACGGGAAGTCTGAACTTATATCCTACCTTGCTCCGGCGTGGTTTCTGGGTAAATATCCCCAGAAAAAGGTGATTATGGCCTCCCATACGGCTGATTTGGCTGTTCAATTCGGTCGTAGAGTGCGTAATTTGGTTGGATCGGAGGCATATCGTGACATTTTTCCGCAGATTGAGCTACAAGCGGACTCGAAATCCGCGTCGAGGTGGGGTACTAACTTTAATGGCGAATATTTCGCCATCGGTGTGGGTGGTGCTTTGGCTGGTCGTGGCGCTGATCTTTTCATCATTGACGATCCACATTCTGAACAAGAAGCCAAGCTTGGACGACCTGAAGTGTTTCTACCAGCATGGGAATGGTTTCAGAGCGGGCCTCTCCAGCGTCTCATGCCGGGCGGCGCAATTATTGTAGTAATGACACGGTGGAGCAAACTTGATCTTACTGGACAAATTGTTACGCAAATGGAGCGTGTTGAGGGTGTGGATGAATGGGAAGTCGTGCAGTTCCCCGCCATTACCGATGAAGACCAACCTCTCTGGCCCGAATTTTGGCCGCTTGAAGAGTTGCTGGCGAAAAAGGCATCACTGGATATTCGATACTGGAATGCACAGTACATGCAGGAGCCAACGTCGGAAGAGGGAGCGCTAATTAAGAAGGAGTGGTGGAAAGTCTGGGAAGAAGAAGACCCACCTAATTGCGAATTTATTATCATGGCGCTAGACGCCGCCCAAGAAGCTAACACCCGTGCCGACTATAACGCTTTAACTACATGGGGCGTCTTCTATAACGAAGAAACTAATAATCACGCTATTATCTTATTAAATAGCATTAAGAAACGCATGGAGTACCCTGATTTAAAAGCATTGGTACTAGAAGAATACAAAGAGTGGCAACCTGATGCGTTTATTGTGGAGAAAAAGTCTTCTGGTTCAGTATTGTTTCAAGAGTTTAGGCGTATGGGCATACCGGTTGGTGAGTTTACCCCGGGCAAGGGGCAAGACAAGGTGAGTCGAGTTAATGCGGTGGCTGATTTGTTTAGGTCGGGCATTGTGTGGGCACCGTATAAGCGTTGGGCGATGGAGGTAGTTGAGGAGTGTAATGACTTCCCGTCAGGTATGAACGATGACTTAGTTGACTCGACAACCCTAGCGTTACTTCGCTTTAGGCAAGGCGGTTTTATTCGACTGCCGAACGACGAGCCAGAAGAGATTCAGTTCTTTAGACGCCGCAGAACTGCGGCTTACTACTAGGTAGATTATGGACTACGACACTATATTAAATACGATAGGCGAAGAGCCAGAACACATGTACAAGACAGAGCGTGGCTCTACGTACGCTCATTACAAAGATAACACCTCTGTTCGCAATCGGAGTGGAACAGCACATAAAGATAAATCTGAGGGGTTGCAGCCAAGGTCGGGTAGAACGGTTTACATGGACCCAGCCGATATAAACAAAATGGCGGGGATGCACCAAAACGCTGAACTTTCTACTGCTTTTAAACCATCGTCATACGATAAAGAAACAAAAACGGGAAAAGTTGCATTAACCCACGTTGAAGATTACGGCCCAAAGAAAGCTGGCACTGTAATACATGAAGCACCTTTTACTACTAAACCGGCGGTTGGTTTGGCTCCTGTAGAGATATATAGAAGTGAAAGCCCTAGAGGTGATTCTGGTAGAGGCGTACATTGGGGTAGCAAAATTACTGAGATTCGTGGAATGGGAGGAGGGTCTAGAGAAATGCAGTTAGGCGCAGACCTTGACCCAAAAACAATGATGAAGAAATACGCTAAAGGCGGCAGCGTAACTATGCCACAAGAATATTCAACAGGCAGTTGGAAACTTATTTAAGGAATAAAGATGAGTATTGAAAAAGGTTTGTATGCAGCCCCGCAAGGGATTGCGCAAGGATTAGAGCCTGATCTGGAGATTGAGATTGAAAACCCAGATTCAGTAAAACTTATGACAGACGGGTTAGAAATAGAAATTGAGCCGCGTAATGATGACGATGAATTTGAAGATAACTTAGCTGAGTACATGCCGGACAACGAGCTAACCCTTTTGGCTGGTGAGTTGATTGATGCGTATGAAGAAGATTTATCTAGTCGCAAAGATTGGATACAGACGTACGTTGATGGCCTTGACTTGTTGGGTATGAAGCTTGAAGAACGCACAGAACCTTGGGCGGGAGCTTGCGGCGTTACACATCCTCTTCTTGCTGAAGCGCTTGTTAAGTTCCAGAGCGAAACAATTATGGAGACGTTCCCCGCTGCAGGGCCTGTCAAAACTAAGATCATTGGCAAAGAAACTCCTGAGAAGAAGCAAGCGGCGGAGCGCGTACAGGCGGATATGAACTTCCGTTTAACAGAAGAAATGCCTGAGTATCGTCCTGAACATGAGCGTATGTTGTGGGGCTTGGGTCTAGCTGGTAACGCGTTTAAAAAAGTGTATTTCGACCCATCATGGGGTCGTCAGGTATCGCTGTTTGTACCCGCTGAAGATGTAGTTATACCTTACGGTGCCACATCGTTAAAAACCGCAGAACGTGTAACACACGTTATGAGGAAGAGCGAGAATGAGCTACGAAAGTTACAAGTTGCGGGTTTTTACCGTGATGTTGATCTTGGCGATCCGGTTAATACTATCGAAGAAGTTGAGAAAAAGATTGCTGAGAAACTTGGCTTTAGAGCGACAACCGATGACCGATTTCGTATTCTTGAGATGCAGGTTGATCTCGACTTACCCGGATACGAAGACACTGATGAAGATGGAGATGAGACAGGCATTGCGCTTCCGTACATCATTACAATTGAGAAGAGCACACAAACGATTTTATCGATTCGCCGTAACTGGAAACCCGATGATGAGTTAAAACAGAAGCGTTCACACTTTGTACACTATGGCTATATTCCCGGATTCGGATTTTATAATTTCGGACTTATTCACCTCATTGGGGCCTTTGCCAAGTCCGGCACATCCATTCTGCGTCAATTGGTTGATGCAGGCACCCTCTCGAACCTTCCGGGCGGGCTTAAATCTAGAGGACTGCGAGTCAAGGGCGATGACACCCCCATCACCCCCGGAGAATTTAGAGATGTCGATGTCCCGAGTGGAAGTATTAGGGACAACATCCTGCCCCTACCCTATAAGGAACCGTCACAAGTTCTAGCGTCGTTGATGAATCAGATCATTGAAGAAGGTCGTAACTTCGCCAATGCAGGAAATATAGCGGTATCTGATATGTCATCTGAGTCCCCAGTTGGGACTACTCTAGCTATTCTAGAAAAAACATTGAAGACGATGTCTGCAATTCAGGCGCGTATTCACTACTCAATGCACGAAGAGTTTCGTCTGTTAAAAGACATTATTCGTGACTTCACTCCAGAAGAGTACGCATACGACCCAGAAGAAGGTGGGCGTAAGATTAAACAGTCTGATTACGACCAAGTAGATGTGATACC